GTATAGAACACCTAAAGTCTAGGATGTCTTTTGTGTTATTGTTTAATAAATAAACTATAGCTTTTTTTTTCATTACTTATAAAAACTTTTTACTAGTTGAACTTCTTTTATAGCTTTTTCATACGTAGATCTGTTCCTGGAAATTGAATTAGGGTTTTCATAATAAACGCCAACAACCTCATCTAGCTTTTGTAGCTTTCCACCTCCTTTTAAAATCCTAAACCACATATCGTAGTCTGAAGCACTAAAATATTGTTCGTTAAACAGACCGAATTTATCATGGACACGCTTACGCCAAACAGGTAAGCAGTGAGGAGAATTGTGTTTTAATTGGTTTTCAGTGGTACCGTCTAAGGTAGTCCATAACCTATTTGTTTTACAATCCTCAAAGTTTTCATTTTTTGTATTACTTACTTTGAGTGAACCGTAACACAGATCGATATCATGGTTATCTTCTAAAAATTTAACCTGATACTCTAAAGAGTTCCATTTTCGCCTATCGTCAGTATTCCAATTGGTTATAATTGGAGCCTGAGAAAGCTGCACCCCTTTATTCCAAGCTTCATAAACAGAACACTCGCCAAGATGAAAGTATTTTATATTGGGTAGATCAGAAAACTTAGAGATTATACTCAGATCTTCCGAATCTTTATCTTTATTAGCGTCTAAAATTAAAACCTCACATTCAGAGAAAATGCTTTGTTTCTTTACATCTAGAAAGAAATCAAATAAGAACTCAGAAGAGTTATAAACTGAAGTTAAAATGCTTACACGGGGAGATTCGGGCATGTATTATTATACATCACACGCCGTCTTCTTCAATAATCTTTACATCTTTTAACTCTTCATAACCACGGAAATAATCATCATTGTCAATAACAGATGACTCATCCCAACCCCACTCACTCAAAACTTCCTCTTCATCCCACTCGATAACCTCTGAAGAAACAGATTTATTTACAGGCTTCTTGCTCCACATCTTGCAAGACCAGTAACGAGGTGTCGTTTTATCTTTAGCTGTATCACACTTGTGTCTAGCTCTGAAGCTACGGCGACGATCAGGATCATCTCTTTTGATTTCCATGTTCGGGTCTCCAAACTTAACCATAACTATATTACCAGTTTTAGGGTTCTTGACATAAACACCAAATTTTTTCTTTCCATCTTTAAGTCTGAAAGGTTTGTTTAGTGTCTTCTTTTGGGCTTCGGTAAACTCAAGCTCTTCAGCTTCTTGGTTTTGCTCCCATACTTCAATGCCAGCTTTAACTAAATCAATTTTTGCAAGTTGAAAATCGATATCTTCAAATTTGTAAAAAGCATCATCTACTTTTTCTATAAAGTAATCTTCAGAACCTTTAGCGACATCACTATCTGCAGCTTTGTAAGACTTTTTGACTTTTCCGCCACGCACCATTTTCAGGAACATGTTTACTCTAGCCATAGCCCACTGACCTCTGGTCTTTCCAGGTCTATGAGAAGAACTGAAAGCACCAGCACCTCTACGATAGATTTTTTTAAGTTGACCTAGAGTAACTTTTTTGGAATGTTTTTCGTTATGCTCTTTAACTTTATTTTTTAGGGCAACAATAACTTTATCAGAAAATGTTATTTTTTTGCCGTCCTTACCAGCACTTCCTTTTTCGTTTTTGCTAGATCCTTCTTTCTTTTCACTTTTTTTGGAAGGTGTCTGAGCGCCGCTTTTAGGTCCAGGTCTTTTAGCTGACTGGCTCTCTAAAAATTTTTTTGCTTGGTCTGAAAAATCGTATTCCATTATGTTAATTGATTACACTAAAATTTTAAAAAAATGAAATCTCAACCTTCGCAAGATGTACAATTCATAATGGATCTAGCTAATTCTTGACTAGGATTCATGCTTCTTTGATAATAAAATCCTTTAAGACCCATTTCCCAACCAAAAATCATAAGTTCGCTGACTTCTTTTGGAGAGGCTTTAGGATGAATCATTAAGTTCAAAGACTGACCTTGGTCAATATGCTTTTGGCGTTGAGAAGCTTGGATTACAATTTCTTTTTGCGAAATCTCTCCAAAAGTTTTGAATACATCTTTTTCGTGATCGCTCAAGAAATCCAAATGCTTAACCGATCCATCATTATGAAGAATGGACTTCCAAACTTCTTCTGTATTTTTACCCTTTGATTCCAATAGATTTGCTAGATGAGGGCTTCTGATTGTAAATTTACCTTTAGCTGAGTTCTTGGTATAGTAATTCACAGTGGGTTCAATGCCTTGAGAAACTTGACCAAGGATAAGAGAACTAGTTGTTGTTGGGGCAACAGCCATTGTTGTTGTGTTTCTACGACCGTAACCTTTGAGAACTTCAGGCTCACCAAAAACTTCTGCCAATTCTTTGGTGGCTTTGTCTGCCCTTTCTCTAATTGTTTTGAATATTTCTGCATTTTTCATTTTAGCTTCCATACTCTCAAACGAGATCATATTGCTCTGAAGATAAGAATGCCAGCCAAGAACTCCCATGCCTAAAGCCCTATGACGCTTTGCAAAGTCGTGATCAAACTCCATGTATGGAATGTCCTCTGTTTTGTTTATATACTCCTCCATTACAGAATCAAGGAAATAAACCATAGTTTCTATAGCGTCTGTCTCAACGATTTCATCCCATCTCTCCAAGTTAAGTGAAGACAAGCAACAAACAAAAGATTCTCCTGGGCTAGATGGTAAAGAAATTTCATTACAAAGATTAGACGCATATATTTTCATGTCTTTGTCTTTATATACCTGAGGAGCATTCTTATTAGCTGTGTCCTGAAAAAACAAATAAGGATACCCTGACTCAAATTTCTTCTGAACAATCTTAGCCCAAATCTTGCGCTTGTCAATATCACCATTTTTCATGCCCTCCATCCAGTCGTCTGTAATTGTCACAGCAAATGACAAATCTTGAATAGGGTGACCATCAGATCTGATACGAAGAAACTCTTCAATATCTGGATGATCAACTGGTAGATAAGCAGCGAAAGATCCTCTGCGGACACTGCTTTGAGAAACAACAGAGGTAACCTTGTCAAAAAGCTCCATAAAATGGACGGCTCCAGAAGAGCTACCTCCAGTACTGATGCTGTCTCCTCTGCCTCTTAATTCTCCAAAATAGCCAGAAGTGCCAGCTCCATGCTTGGTTTGCATTCCCACTTCAGACTGCTTTGTTAGTATACCTTCCATTGTGTCTGGTACATAAACTCCGTTACAAGAAACAGGTAGCCCTCTATCCCTGCCGTAATTAGCCCATACAGGACTGGACAGGGAATAAAAACCGAGAGACATATAATGCTCAAACTTCTCGCATAAGTCAGAAAATTTTCCTTTGTGTTCGGTAGGGGCGCGAGAAACAAAGTCTTTCTGAAAAGACTCTCCCACACTCAATACCCTACCAATCAAGCTTTCGCCATCAAGGTATCCTCTGTTTAAAATCTGCTGCGAAGTTTCGTTGTTCCAATAATATTTTTTCATGCAAATACGCTATCTAGGTCAAATGTTTGTGATTTTTTTGAATATTCTACAGGTCGAGAATGGAAGAAATCTGTCGAATTGTTTCCCATTAACTCCTCCTCAAACCACATTGTATCCTTAATAATGTCATTGTCAACATCAAATGCCTTCTTAAATGAAATTTGTTCTAGAGAATCGTTAATACGGTCTTTAATAAACTCCTTAAGAAGTGGCGCACTCAAACCTTTTTCATCGATACCATTGACCATCCAATCAATAATCTTAGCCTCTGCAATATAAGCTTGCTCCGCTTCATGTAGGATTCTTTGCTCTAGCTCTTCATCAAAAAGCTCTGGATGCTCTTCTTTAATAGTATTGATAATCTTGATACCTACTTGAGCGTGAATATTTTCTTCGTTCCTCGTATATCTAACCTGCTGTTCTGTATCTTTTAAAACGTTTTTGTTTCTAGAAAACCAGTTAATAATATAAAACTGACTCATTAGAGATACATTCTCAACGAATAAAGTAAAAAGAATCAAAGAATAAACATATTGCTTCTTGCTGTCTTTGTAATACCTGTGGTTATATTTACGCAAATAGTTTACTCTGCCCTCAATAAAATCAAGCTTTAGATTTTCCTCAAATACCTCTTCCAAACCAAGCACTTTAAGTAGTCTTTCGTAAGCGTTGTTATGGATAACCTCAACATTAGCCATTACATAACCAAGATCAGTAAGAGAAGGGTGAGGAAGGTTGTCTCCTAATTTAGCCCAGAACTTTTTAACAGCTACTTCGATCTGACCAATAGCAGATAGTGTTCGAACGATTATTTCTTTTTCTTGATCGTCCATTGATATCTGAAAGTCTTGAACATCCGAGGAAAAACTAAACTCTTTATCCGTCCAAAAGCCATTATGCATGACTTCAATAAAGTCCTCTGCCCACGGGTAATTATTAGGTTTTCTTGATATCTGTTCCTCGAATATGCTCATTTTTTTAATTTCTTGTTTATTGTTGTTTTAATTTTGACCGCGATTTAGTCCCAAAAGTTACCGCTGGTATCAGTTACACTTTATCATTTCCTAGTTCACTGTCAACCAGAAAATATAGTAACTTTTTTTACTTGAAAAAAAATCGAATTATTTTTAGAAATTTTGTGGAACGAATTATATAATAGAGACGGGGGGTAGATGGTCTTCGGAAAAGTTAATCTTATCGATTCTATGTTAAGTTTACGTTGTCGATACACTTCGCAATTTAAAAAAACAACTCTCCGTAAAGTATATCTTATCGATAACGTATACTTTACTGAACAGTTATAACTTATCGGTAACCGTTTATTTAAATTACTCAGTGGCATTTTTTTTTAAACACTACGCTTATTAAAATAAAAATAACATATTTCATTAATAACTACTTGACTTTAAATTTATCAATGTTATAAATATATTAACAATGAATCTAGAACACAAGATTATAGGTATCGCTGGCAATGCTAGGTCAGGTAAAGATACTGTAGGTAAGAACTTTGTAAAGATACTCGCAGATCAGGGTATTAAAGCAAAGACATTTTCTTTCGCTGATGAACTTAAAAAATCAGTGGATGGTTTTCTAAAGGAGCAAATAGGTATTTCGGCTTTTACTGAAGATAATAAAGAGAAAGAAGTAATAAGACCATTTCTTGTTTTCTGGGGTACAGACATAATGAGGAAAATTAATAATGATATTTGGGTTGACAAACTACAAGACAACTTACATAATAATCATGTAAGCATTATAACTGACTTAAGGTTTCTTAACGAGTTGGAATGGATAAAGAAAAACAAAGGTCTATCTGTTCTTGTTAAAAGGGATGGCATAGAGGCAGCTAATGCTTACGAAGAAGAAAACAACAAACAGATATCAGAGCTTGCGGATTCAAACTTTCATATGGGAAACTTTAAAGATGACAAGCTTATAGAGCTTATGGCTAATGAGATACTAAATTCTATTGTTAACAAAAAAATTTACGAATTATGGAAAGCGACCTGTCCCTTATAAACAAAATCAAAGAAGAAAATAACGGTGATTGTTTAGAAGAACTAATAAACAGACACTCTGGTATATACATCTATATTGTTGATAAGTACACTAAAAACAAGAGCTACGTTACGAACAGGGACTTTATCCTTGACGATAAGGATTATATGATCTATCAATCTGCTTTGAGTTATAAGCCTGAGAAAAACAGCAAGTTCTCAACTTTCTTAGCTAACCAGACTAAATGGAAATGCTTAAATGCTATAAACAGTTCTAAAAATAAGCCAACCACAGATATAGATAGGGTATATGGAAAAATTTCTGAACAAGACGATTCTTATGAAATCGTTTGTAAAATGGAGGCTTTTGACTGCTTTGATAACTTACTAAAGAAAGAAAAGGACGGAAGAGTAAAAAAAATCATTGACATTCGCTACAACACCACTAATACTAGATTAGTACCTTGGAGAGTAGTTTCCAAGGAACTAAACTTAAGCATACAAGGATGCATAAACATCCACAACAAGTTTATTAAAAAAGTAAAACAACAATTCGATAACAATTATGTATAATACAATAACAGCAGCAGGATATCTGGTATCAGATCCAGAAACAAGAAGTGTAAGCTCTAAAAAAGTTTGCAAACTACGGATGTGCATCTCTGGCAACAGAGCAAAGGAAGGCGAGAAGCTTTTTATCGACGTAGAAATGTGGGGTAGGCAAGCAGAAATTGCTGAAGAGTACCTTAAAAAGGGTCGCAGTATCATTGTCAACGGAGAGCTTCGTCGCAATAGCTGGGAAAACGAAGGAAAGAAGTATACTAAAGACTTCATTACTGCTTCCAGTTTCCAATTCCTAAATACTGGAGGTCAAGAGGGCGAAGGAAACCAGCAAAAATCAGCACCAAAGAGTGCATCTGCTGACGAAGAAATCCCATTCTAAATGAAGATTTTAGTAGATGCCCCTTTAAATTCTTTAAGCCTCGGTAATGTTTCCTATAACATTATCCGAGAGCTTATCGATAAAGGACACGATGTAGGTATTTTTCCTGTTTCTGGGAAAATCGATCTTAGTGCTTATGATGTTCCAGATCATCTAGCTCAAAAAATTAACGAAGGAATACAGAACAGATTTGATTATCTTTCAGAAGATATTCCCTCTTTAAGAATCTGGCATCTGAATGGATCTGAAGATAGGAAAAACTCAAAGCAATATCTTTATACTTTTTACGAATGTAATCAACCCACAGACGTTGAGAGAAAGTTATGTAAAGCTCAAACTCAAACAATCTTTAGCTCCAGTTATGCTGGGGATCAATTTAACTGCCCATATGCTCCTTTGGGTTTTGATAAAGATTTCTTCAACACCAAAAAACAATACTTGCAAAATGTTGTTCATTTTGGCTTAATGGGTAAGTTTGAAAAACGAAAGCATACAGCAGAGATCCTGAAGGCTTGGGCTAAGAAATACGGGAATAACAATAAGTATCAATTAACGTGTTGTATTACAAACCCCTTCTTTAAAGAGGAGGAAATGGGACACATAATAAATTCTTGTTTGGAAGGTCAGAGATATACAAACATTAACTTCTTACCTTATTTAAGTAAGAATAATGAGGTCAATGATTTGTTGAATGCAATAGATATTGATTTAACTGGATTGTCTGGTGGAGAAGGCTGGAATTTACCATCTTTCAATGCCACATGTTTAGGTAAATGGAGTGTTGTTCTTAACGCTACATCTCATAAAGATTGGGCTACAAAAGAAAACTCAATCCTTGTAGATCCTAGTGGAGAAATTGACAGTGAAGATAAAAAGTTTTTCATTAAAGGTTCGCCTTTTAATCAGGGAACTTTTTACTCCATAACTGAAGATGAAATCATTTCTGCTATGGAAGAAGCCGAAAAGAAGGTGGGACATATTAACACGGAGGGACAAAAGTTGGCAGACAACTTTACCTATTCAAAGACTGTTGATTCCATTTTATCCCATATTTCCTAGGTTTTTTCATTGGCACGGTACATGCAATAGTAACATATTATGACAACATTATTTGAAGAACTATTCAAACCAGAGAGCAGGGTTTATCCAAGAGAAGTTACTTGGGTAAAAAGCAGTGATGACGTTTATACAGCAGAGCTAGAATTAGCTGGGTTTGCTAAGAAAGATGTAAAGATTACGTCCAATAACGAATTCCTTACTGTAAAAGCGGAAAAAGGAGATAGAAATAAAAACTTTTCAATCTCTCTTAACGATCTGGTCTCGCCAGAAGACATTACATCAAAAATGTCCAATGGTCTTTTAACTATTACCATGCCCAAAAAGCAGGTTAAAAAATCATTATCTATTAAGATTGACTGATTTTAATTCATATTAAAATGCGAGCGGGTGTAGTTGAAAAACTACGCCCGTTTGTGTATAATAGAGTATGCCTATTTACGAATATCAAAACCCAGAAACAGGAGAACTTATAGAAGTCCTGCAAACAATGGTCGAGGATCATGTTTATTTTGATTCTGATGGGCTTGAATGGAAAAGGGTATTCACTGCACCAAACATGTCAGTAGACTCTCAGATTGACCCCTATAGCTCTAAAGACTTTGTTCAGAAAACAGAAAACAAAAAAGGCACCATTGGAGATATGATGGACTACAGCAAAGAGCTAAGTCAAGAAAGAGCAGAGAAAAACGGAGGGGTAGATCCTGTTAAAGAGAAGTATTACAAAGACTATTCCGATAAAAGAAAAGGGGCTAAACATGTTGATCAAATCAAATCAGAAATGAACAATAACAAACATGTTAGTATAGATTTGAGTAAATAAGCTAAACTAGCTTAAATAAATCATCTTCATCCCCCACCCAATTTTAGCTCCTCTCTAAAATTGCAATACCACTTGTCAATGGCGTCTTGAAACGTTAATCCTACTGCTTGGTATTTTTCACCATTCTCTGATTCGTAATAAGCGAGGAAAGCTCCAGAGTTTTTTATCTTTTTTATCTTTGGTTTTGGTTTCATTTTAATTATCATTCCATAAAGCTACTTCCATTCCTTGTGTTGGCGGGTAAAAGGCTCCCTCTCCGCCATAAGAAGATATATATTCGCTTTTTACATATAATTTACCAACAGGTCCATTATAAAACGGGTTTACAATATCAGCGCTGTCAAATATGGCGCTCTCTGGCATATCTATATATATATCCTGTATACCCGAAGATGATGTGAAAGCATTTCTTCCAATCCCAGTAAAATTATCTGGTATTACCAAGTCTCCCTGTAAGCCACAATTATCAAAAGCAAAATCACCAATTACCAAATTCTCTGCTTTAGAAAACCTAATAGATCTTATATCTCCGCTATTTAACATCCAATTATTATCAATATTACCTCCGTCATAAGCTAGTAAATTATCTGAATCATCAAACACGTATGTATAAGTATAATCATCCCTTTCGACGGTTGCGGTCATCCTTGCGTCCGAATCTCCAAGATGAGACTTATTGTCCATACTAAATGAAAATGAAGCAGAATACTGCATATCTTCATTTACATTGATTCCATAATCAAACGTTTCCAACTTTAGCTTTCCAAATTTCATTTCACAATTAGCTGTATTGTCACAGCTTTTTGCTTTTATCGTAAAATCATACGTTGATTCATTTTTTAACAAGCCAGAAATGAAACCAGTTTCATATTTTGATACAAGAGATGCTATGCTTAAACTTCCCCTTGATGGATACTGCATTTTCCTATCTCTAACATAATCAGATCCAAGACCGTGAAGGTCAACTCTGTTTATTGGAACTTCAACTGAAAGAGATTTAATAATATGATTTTCGCCCGAAATAACCTGACCACCAACTTGTAGATCTTGAAGTTCTAATATCAAATCTCCAGGCTGTGACAAAATAGGATCCGTTAAATCTAAATCTCCTTGACCAAAGAAATCTATTTTTGTAGTTATAGTTTCGCTTACATCTAAATCACCCACTGAATTGTTATTACCTGATTGTAGATTTATAGCAGGAGAAAGGATATCTCCAGTATAATTCTCAGCTCTCATATTAGAACATTTAAAACTTGTTGATACTGTCGGTAATTCACCGTCAGCGAATGAAAACCCATAACTAGCCAAATATGCGTTTCCAAAAGAGATCATTTCACCATTGTTTGGCGTGTCCACAGAGTCAGACGTTAAATACTTTATCGCATTAAAATTTTGTTGTGGGTGATTATAAAAGTAAAAATTATAAGATTTATCCTCAACTCCAGAAATAAAAGAAGATTTTGTATTACTAGGCGTAGTTATCTGTGGCAAAAACGAATCATAAACATTTAAGCCCATAGCTGACTCGTTAACCAAGGACGGAGAAAACAAATAGTTAATTTGTAAATTTACATCGGGGTGCCTGACCAAATCATCAACTGCATAATAACAAGAACCTATTTGCTTTTGGGTCTGCCTTGTCTGAGGTAATGAAAATGAAGCATTTTGGACCCCAGCAAACAAAACCCCAGTTTCGTTTTCGGTTTTAAATGCTGGCGATTCACCAATTAAAACTGCGGTATTGGCACTATTTAATACTATTCTTGACATTTTTTTATCCTTTTTTTGGTATTACGCCTAGCGGGTCTTCACTGAAAGAAACCTGAAGATTATGTGTGTTGTCGTAAACCATTGTGTGAGTCCATGAGTCACAATAATATACTTTTGGTCTGTTATAAACAGAAGGTATTTGATGTTTGAATCTTCTATATCCTTCTTTGTTTTCCAAGAAGTGTAGCATTGATTTTAACTGCTGTGTTGTTATATTACTAAAACTATAAGTCAATGGTACTATTGCTGTGTTTTTCTTGATTTTGTTATAGATAGAATATCCAAATCCGTGCTTTGCATTTTCAAACTTAACGGAATTTGTTAATCCTTGATCTGGACTCCAGTAAAATTCTTGAGACCAATTAGAAAAATCTCCAGATGGAGAATTAGAAACACTGGATAAATGATCTTCAGTACAATAGAAGAAATTATTTGTTTTTATACCATTAACCTCGGCGTAAATGATATCATCTTTTTTGTAATTTGTAGTATCTTGCCAATCTCTAAACTCATAATTTAAATAATTCAAACCACTCCAATTCAAATTAGCTGGCGATTCAAGAACCTCCAACATTGTGTTAAATTCGTAGTTTTGACTGTTTACATGATTAATCGAATATTCCGTGCAATACCCCGTTATGTCGTTGTAAATTGAATTATCTGTTCTTATAACAATAGGATTAACGCCTTTGGAATTTTCATAATAACTAGTTAGCTTTTTAGCTCCCTCTTCATTTGTTTGGTACTTCAAGCTAAACTTAGCCTTTAAGCTGTTAATTCCATTTGGGATAATCTTAAAATAACCGTCATTAGTATCAAACCTAAGATTATCCGCCTCAAAAGAAACAGCAGATCCATATGTTGGAATAAAATCTGTAAAGCTCCCTACAGAAACCCCACTTGTATTATCTATTCTCTCGTAAAATAAATCTTCGCTCATAATTTAATTAGGTGTTAGGTGTTGCTGTCGGAAAATTCTCCCACTCATAAAGATCCCTTCCGTTTGGCGCAGTGCCAACCCCTGTAGTCCAACCCAGTAATTCAGCCTCATGAATATAAAAATCTCCAGTCATTGAGTTAGTAAATGCAGACGTAGATACATCTCCAGTTGATGTATTTAAATAAACATTTCCTAAAGGGCAATCTTTAAAAGCATCATTTTCTATAACCAAATCTGGAGACACATTTACAAAATCACTTGACAATTTTGTGCAGTTTTCAAATGCCCCTGTTTCTATAAATGTTAGATAGTCTTTGTTGGTCTCTAGTGTTTCTAGATTTGTTTGATTTCTGAAGCAGCTTTGCTCTATTATATGGCATTTTACTTCTGCTGTTTTTATCCATGGGTAATCTCCAAAAAAAGCATTATCTCTAAGTTCCCGAACGCTGCTCCCTATCCTGACTTCTCCATTTGTTACGTTTTGACCAACGTCTCTAAACCCCCCAGCAAGAATTTTCCTATCATTAGTGACATTAGTATTAAACCGCCCAAATCTAACATAATTTATATTACTGCAGTTTTGAAAAGCTTTGCGATGAATGAAGTTTCCGTCGTTCATAGAAACGGAAGTTAAGCCAGTGCATCCTTCAAAAGCATTTTCTCTTATTCTCCTTACGCTATTTCTTAATGTCAAATCCGTTATATTTGATTGTTCTTTAAATGCGCCACTATCTATCTCTCTACAACCAAGGGTTAGTTTTTTTATCCATGGGTAACCTTGTATAGTACCAGCATCTTGAGCGCTGAATGATCGAGCAGACACGTTATCAACACTATAATCAATTGTAACTTCTCCGTTAGTTACATTCTTACCGCAATATCTAAAAGCAAAACCATCTATCGATGTTTTCCTTGGTCCAACATTTCTGCCTATTGTTACCTTTTTTAAATTATCACAATCTCTAGTCATAGACCATTCGTAACCAATTCTTTCGGCATTTGGAACATCTATCTCCTCCAAAGAAGTACAACCATTCAAGGAATATTGCCCCAAAACATCTAAGCTATAAGGGAAAATCATCTTCTTTATAGAAGAATTTGCTTCAAACACAGAGGTGTAAATTCCTTTAACGCCGTCCAGAAAAACATAATTATTAACACCAGAACAGCCCTTAAAAGCTTGTTCGGCAATTGTTTTTACACTGTGTGGAATAACTATAGTCCCAGTTAAATTACTGCTATTTCTAAATGCACCTGAACCTATACTATCTGCAGCGTCACCTATTTCAAGATAGTAACCACCACTCCCGTCTTTCCAATAATGGGGTATATCATTGAAGACGCCACTATCGATTAGATTGTAATTAGAGTCGTAATACTCTGTT